AGAGCCGCCTTGGCGAACTCCAGTCCCGCGCCGCAGCCGCCGGTGGTGCCAGCGGCATACTGGCCCGCCAGATCGGGCTTGCTGAAAGCCAGGTTTCCCGCTTGAGCGGGCAGCTGCAGCGTTTAAGCGGCGGCTATAAAAATACCATAGCAGAGGCGCGCAACGCCGCCGGTTCCGTGCGTGCCCTCTCCAGGGAATATCAGTCGCTTTCCGTCAGCATGGACAGGGCCAACGCAAGGCGGGCCAAATTGCTTTCCTTGCAGCAGCAGCGGAGTGAGCTTTCCTCGCAGCGCAGCGATATGCGCGGGCGGTTGTTGGGTGCGGCGGCCACCGCCATGACCGTGGCCGCGCCAGCCAAGATTTCCATTGATTTTGAAGATGCCATGGCACGTGTGGGCGCTGTCGCCAATGCCAGCGATGCGGACATGGCCAGGCTCACGGCCACGGCCCGGCAGCTGGGCAAGGATACGGTGTTCTCCGCAAGTCAGGCGGCCGAAGGCATGCAGTATCTGGCCATGGCCGGTTTCGACGCCAAGGAAACCATTGCGGCCATGCCCGGCATGCTGGATTTGGCCGCCGCCGGAAATACCGATTTGGGCCGCACGGCGGACATCGCCTCCGACATCCTTTCGGCCTTCAAGCTGAAGGCCGGAGATATGGGCGCTGTGTCCGACACCCTGGCCAAGACGTTCACAACCAGCAACACCAGTCTGGAGATGCTCGGGGAGACCATGAAGTATGTCGGCCCCGTAGCAGCGTCCGTGGGCTTAAGCCTGCAGGACACCTCGGCAGCAGCTGGCATGCTGGGCAATGTCGGCATCAAGAGTTCCCAGGCCGGTACTGTTTTGCGCGCCGCCCTCTTGCGTCTGGCTGCGCCGCCCAAGATGGCCAAGGAAGCCCTTGGCGATCTGGCCGGGGTTGCCGGGCCGGAACTGGATGAGCTGTACGAGCAGATTGGGGACACCGGCGGAGCTGCGGACGCGCTTAAAGAGCTGGGCATGACCACCAAGGACGAGGCCGGGAATCTTCGGCCTCTGGTGGACATCCTTGAGGAATTGAACGCCCGCACGGCCCAGATGGGCACAGGCCAGAAGGCCGAGGTGTTCAAGAAGGTATTCGGCACCGAAGCGTCTGCGGGCATGATAGCCCTGGCAGAGCAGGCCGGAACCACCATCGACAAGGAAGGGAACAGGATCGTTGACTCCCTGGGGCGTCCCACCAATGCCCTGCGGGCATACATGGAGAAGGTCAACGATTATCAGGGTACCTCACAGCGCATTGCCCAGCGCATGAACGCCACCACCGGCGGCTCTCTCCGGCGGCTCAAGAGCGCATGGGAGGACGTGGGCATCACGGTCGGGAACTTCTTCCTGCCTGCGATCAACGGGGCGGCCTCTGCCTTGAGCGGCTTTGCCAATTTCATATCAGGCGTGGCGGAACGGTTCCCGACATTGTCCAAGGGCGTGGCGTTGACCATTGGGGCATTCGCGGCCCTGTCCGTGGGCAGCTTCGCACTGCGTCTGGCCATCCTGACCATGCGCTCCGGCCTACTCAGCACGCGCGCGGCATTTGTTTGGACATCCGGCGCGGCGCGGGCGCTGGGGGGCGGGCTGTTGAGCCTGGGGGCGAAATTCGGGCAGACGGCCATTGCCGCAAGAGTTGCCTGTCTGGGCATCAAGGGCGCATTGGTCAGCACCGGCATCGGCGCAATTGTTGTTGCCCTTGGTTTGGCCGCCGAATACCTCATCTCGCACTGGGAGGAGATAGGCCCGGCCATTTCCGGCGTGTGTGAAAAGGTGAAGGATGTCCTTTCCGGTGTGGTCACGTTCTTCACAAGCGTTGGCCCGGCAATCATGAGTCGCCTGCGGCCGTATATTGATGACATCTCCAGTGCGTTTTCCGCAGCGGCGGAACGCGTGAAGGGCATCTGGAACGCCGTGACGGGTTTTTTCGGAAGCATCTGGGATGCCATAAGCGGCGGCGCAGCGGCGGCCTGGGAGTGGATCACCTCCGGGGCGGACAACGCCTCCATGTGGGTTGAGTCCGTCTGGACGGGCATCACCGATTTCTTTGACTCCATCTGGAACGGCATCTGCAACGCGGCTTCCAACGCCTGGAACTGGATAAGCAGCGCATGCGAACCAGCCGTCAGTTTTATCACCGAACGCTGGGGGGCCGTTTCCTCGCTTCTCTCAAGGATGTGGGACGGCGTCGTTTCAGCTGCTCAATGGGCGTGGGACGGCATTTCCGCTGTATGGTCACCAGTGAGTGATTTCTTCGGCGGCATTGCCGATTCTATCCGTGGCATTTTTACCGGCCTCTTTGAATGGCTGGCTGGCAAATTCCAATGGGTTCTGGATGCGGTCGGCTGGATCAAGGGCGCTGTGGGGGCCATAGGAGAAGGCATAAGCGATGCCTTCGGCATGGCCAAGGATGAGGTGGATGTGCGCTCGCAGGGACGCGCCGACGCCAAACAGCGCGAGGCGGATGTTTCCGCCCGCAAGGCCAATGCGGTTGTCGTGCCGCAGGCAGCCCCCCAGACCACGCCTGCGGCGCGGCAACCGGGCTTCACCCCGGTCAAGTATCAGCCTGAAGAGAAAAAACAGAAGAAGCGGGGCGGCGGTCGCAGCCGTTCCGGCTCCGGCGGGGGCGGTTCCCGTCGCGGCGCGGGGGCATCCTCCGGCAGCTCCGGCAGCGGCGGCACAACCATCGTGCGCCTCGCCGGGGACAACCGCAATTTCACCACGCAGTACATTCCGGCAGGCGCGGGCAGGGCAAGCGGCGCGCCGCTGCCCATCTCCGGGACATCGTCTGCCTCCGCATCCGGAGGGCGGCAATCCATTTCCGGGGCAGGCCGTTCCACAGCCTCCGGCGGCGGCGCGGCCTCGACGCGGAGTGCCGCGTCTGTGGTCAGCAACGCCACGCCCATTGTGGCCGCCAAGCCGTTGCCGGTCATCGTGCAGAACTTCCCCGGACAGAAGAAGGGCGTGACCCTTGAACCGGAGAAATCCGCGCCCCTGCCTGTAGCCCTGCCGCAACAGCCCCTCCAGCTTTCCGCAGCAGCTCCAGCTGGTATCCCATTGCCACTGACGTCCGCGTCCTCTCCTGCCGTCGGCGGCATGCTTGAAGGCCTGCGCGGACGTATGAGCGGCATGCTTTCAACGGCTGGTACGGCTTTGCGCGGTCTGCCTGAAGCGGCGAGCCGCCTAGTGGGCGATATCTCTACAGGCACGACCTCCATTTTGCCAATCATGGGCGGGCATGGCCCGTATCTGCCGGGGAATCTCAACATCCCTTGGCTGCAGAGCGGCGAAGGGATGGCGGAGCCGTCAGAAGGCGTCCCGGCTGGTGTGCAAGTGAGCCTTCAGCAGACCTTCCATGTGGGCGGCGGCAATGTGGAAGCCATCCAGCGCCGCTTAACCGCCTTGGGGCCGGAGTTTGAGCGCATGGTGCGACGCGCGTTGTCCGACATCGCAGCTCAGGACAGGAGGGTGCGCTATGCCCAATAAACAGCTCACCACGGTTCAAGGACAAATGTGGGATCAGCTCGCCTTGAAGGGCTTTGGGCAGGAACGCGCTATGGCCGAAGTTGCGCGGGCCAATGTGGAATTGGCTGACTGCCTTGAATTCGCTGGTGAGATGACGGTGGCAATGCCTGACGCTGCGGCCGTGGAGCCGGTGCGAACCCTGCCGCCATGGGAGAGGATGTAGACCATGCGCCGCGCGACTGTGCAAATCAGCATCAAGGGAAAGGACGTCACCACGGACTTGCTGCCCTACCTCATCAGTCTGGAATTCACGGACAAGGCGGATGATGAGCTGGATGACCTACAGCTGCGTCTGGAGGATCGTGAACGATTGTTCCAGGGCGACTGGATGCCGCAGCCCGGGGACAAGATCGAAGCCAAGATCATCACTTCCAACTGGAACGGGTATGGCGATTCCGGCCAGCTCGACTGCGGTTCCTTTGAGTGTGACGAGGTTGAGGTGGAAAGCGGCTCCAATGGCGACGTGATTTCCATCAAGGCTGTGCCTGCCGTGGTCAAAAGCTCCCTCATGAATCAGCGCAAGACGCGCGCCTGGGGTGATTGCCCCATGGCCCAGGTTATCGCGCATATCGCCGGGGAGGCCGGGCTGGATACGCTTTTCAAAGCTCCGGAGATTGTTTTTGAGCGTGTGGAGCAGCGGCAGGAAAGCGACCTCGCCTTCATGCAGCGCATCTGCAAGGAACAAGGCCTGCGCCTGGCGCTGAAGAAAAATGCCGTGGTTGTCTACATGGGCCAGACGGCCGACGCAACGGAGCCAATGGAAGTGAAGCGCGAAAATGCAACAGTTCAGGACTTCCGGTTCAAGCAGACCATGAACGGCATCTACACGGAATGCCGTGTCTGCTATACGGACGCCAAATCCTCCAACACCATGGATGCCGACTACCAGCCCGATGAGCCTCCGCAGACCGGCAAGGTGCTGACCATCAATAAGCGCGTGGAACATCCCGCCCAGGCGGAACGCCTGGCCAGGGCGGAGCTGCGTGACAAGAACAGTCAGGAAGTTACCGGGAGCTTTTCCGGCATGGGCGACACCAGGCTTGTGGCCGGGTGCGTTGTGGAGATGAAGGGCTGGGGCAAATTCGACAGCAAGTATGTCATCCGAGAAGCCAAGCACAGCGTGGATTTCAGCGGTGGCTACACGTCGAGCGTCGAGCTGGAAAAAGCGCTGGAGTATTGATCATGACCGAGCAGCAGCTGCAGGACGCCATGGCGCAGATGATCCGCGTGGGCTTTGTGACGGCCCGCAAGGCGGAGAAGCACCGTGTTCAGGTGCAGTTCAGGGACACCACAACGGCGGCTCTCACGTCCGACTGGCTGCCTGTGCTGGTGAGCCGCGCCGCCGCCGACCTGGCGTTTGACCTGCCGGATATTGGTGATCAGGTGCTGTGCCTGTTTTTGCCGCATGGGCATGAGCAGGGCTTTGTCATCGGCTCCATGTACGGCAAGCAGACGCCGCCTGTGGCGGACGCTGAAAAGCTCCACCGCACTTTCAAGGACGGCACCACGCTGGAATACGACCGCGCGCAGCACAAGCTCACAGGGGAGGTCAAGGGGGACGTGGTGCTGCATGCCACGGGCAAGATCACCATCAAGGCCGATGGCGACTGCGTCATTCAGGGCGCGAATGTAAGGATCAACTGATGCCGCCCGTGACGCGTATTGGCGACAACAACACCGGGCATGACGCCTGCCCGCCCGTGCCGTTGAGTGCCGGTTCGCCCGACGTGTTTGCCAACGGCATCGCGGTCTGCCGCATTGGTGATCCTTACGTTGTGCATGGCTGCCCGGCGCATGTGCCGCATACGCCACATCTGGCTGCGGGCAGCAGCACGGTGTTTGTCAATGGAATTCCCGTTTCGCGGATTGGAGATGCTGTTGATTGCGGCGGAGCAGCTGCGGCGGGGTCGCCCGACGTCATCATCGGTGGATAGGCATGAGCGTACAGGGAGTCATCGGGGTTTTTCCCTTCACCGTCACCGACGCCATGGTCGCCACGTTCCGCAATTTGAAGCGCGACCGTGAAATCGCCTATGCGGAACACAAGGTTGTGGCCGGGGTGCCAAAGCTGCAGCACACCGGCCGGGAGCTGGACAAGGTGACACTGCAGATCATCGTTCACCCCATTATCGCGGACGGACTTTCCGTGGACGCCCGACTGCTGGCCTTGCGGGAGCTGGCGAAGCTGGGAAACGAGCTGCCGCTGGTTTTGGGCTTCGGCTACTACGGCCTGTATGTGATCAAGAGCGTGAGTGTGGCGCACACGCATATGCACATGGGCAGCACATGGTCGGCAACGGTCGATCTCGGGCTGCAGGAGTATAACTGATGGATTTGACGGTCGACACAACCCAGCCCGTGGCCGTGGAAGTGGGGGCCACGGGGGTTCGCCAGCTGGCGCAGGAGATCCGCACCGTACTGGCCACGCGCAAGGGCAGCGTTCCCTTGGATCGCGACTTTGGTGTCAGCTGGGATTTGATTGACCGGGCCATGCCTGCCGCGAAGCAGCTCATCATCGCTGAGGTTGCCCGGCAGTTGGAAAAATACGTCCCGCGCATCAGGTTCATGGGAATCCGCTTTCTGGAGCAGGCCATCACGGAAACGGCAGACGGCGTTTTGCGCTGCGTCATCACTGTCAGCATCAGAGAGGAATACAAGGATGAGTTCCGTCAATCTTAAGCTCCTCCCTGCCATCTCGTTCGCGCCACAAACGACTGCGGAGGTCGAAAGCGCCGTCATCACCGCCTATGAGGCTCTTTCGGGAGTTACGTTGCAGCCTGGCGACCCTGTGCGCCTGTTTCTCGAAT